AGCAGAAGGGGCAATACCTCCACCACCTGCAGATGTTGCGGCGGTACCTGCACCACCTACAGCTCCTGCACCTGCAGAAACAGCGGCACCTGTTGATGTTGAAACTGACCCTGATGTTGAAAAATTAGACAAAGAAGGTAAATCTGAGGAAAAGAAAGAAAATAGTAAAGAAATTGAAATCACTGATTTAGTTAAGTCTCAAAAAAATATTGAAGACAAACAAGAAGAGTATTTTGAAAATTTATTTCAGCATTTAACTGATTTAGAAACAAAACTTTCTAATATGGATAATATAGTTAATAAACTAAACGATTTAGAAAGTAAGATTGAAAAATATAGAACTAAAACACCTGAAGAGAAATTAGAATTAAGAAGTATTGATTCAGGACCATTTAATCAAAAATTATCTCAATTCTTTGAAGATAAAGAAGAGGATATGGAAAAAACAGGTAAAAATGAATATGTTTTAACTCAAAAAGACATACAGGACTACTCACCAATTGATATTAAAAAAAGTTTTAGAGATTTTGGTGATGAAAACATGGGTGAATTTGTAGACGTAAGATAATTTAACGGTCTTCGGACCGTTTTTTATCTAACACATTTGACTATCGACTGGCTGACACTTATAATTAGTAAACAATTAAAACTTAAATAACATGGCGACAAACAATTCTCTAGATGCTGTTCTTGCACAGTATGAAAAAGCAAGTCAAGGTGGTTCTTCTAACACCTCAAAAATGTCTCAGGACGAAAGAATGAAAAAATACTTCGCAGCAATCCTTAAGGATAATGAGAAGCAAGGACAAAAAAGATTAAGAATCTTACCAACACCTGACGGTTCTTCACCTTTCAAAGAAGTATGGTACCACGAAGTACAAGTTGATGGAAAGTGGAATAAAATTTACGACCCAGGAAAAAATGACAACGAGCGTTCACCTTTAACAGAGGTTTACGAAGAACTTATGTCAACAGGTAAAGAGTCGGATAAAGAACTTGCAAAACAATATAAGCCAAGAAAATTTTATATTGTTAAAGTTATTGACCGAGACAACGAACAAGACGGTGTTAAATTCTGGCGTTTTAAACACAACTACAAAAACGAAGGAATTCTTGATAAGATTATTCCGATTTGGAGAGCTAAAGGTGATATTACTGACCCTGAAAAAGGAAGAGATATCATTTTAGAACTAACTAAAGCAAAAACTCCAAAAGGTGCGACATACACGGTTATCCAAACCATTATGTATGATGACCCAACACCTGTACATGAAGAAAAAACAATTTCTGATTCTTGGGTTAATGATGAGTTAACATGGTCTGATGTTTATTCTAAAAAACCTGTTGAATATTTGGAAGCGATTTCAAGAGGTGAAGTACCTCGTTGGGATTCAGATGCGGGTAAATATGTTTACGGAAATTCAGAAGAAGCGTTGATTTCTATGGGTGGTACTTATAAAGACCCACAAGTAGATGCGGAACCTGATGGTGACTTACCGTTCTAATTAATTGAACTTGGACATCGATTTGATAAGGTGTCCAAGTTCTTATTTTTTAACAAATTTTTAACTAACACATAGACATTTATGGCGATTAAGAAAAAAGAAATTGGATTAGATTCAATTAAATCCAAATTTTCATCAAAAACAAAATATAAACCTGAAAACTATTATAACTGTGGTGATGCTTTTTTAGAAGCATGTGGATTACCAGGACCTGTTATGGGTGGTATTAATATGTTTTTAGGTCACTCAAACTCATCAAAAACTACCGCAATGATTTTGGCGGCAGTTGATGCTCAAAAGAAAGGACATTTACCTGTTTTTATTATTACAGAGAAAAAATGGTCTTGGACTCATGCTGTTGAATTAGGACTATCTGCTTCTCAAAACTCTGAAGGGGAATGGGATGGTGACTTTATCTTTAACGATAGTTTTGATTATATTGAACAAGCTACCGATTTTATTAATGAAGTATTAGATTCTCAAGAAAAAGGTGATTTACCATATAACTTATTGTTCTTATGGGATTCAGTTGGTAGTATTCCTTGTAAAATGACATTTGAAGGTAAAGGCGGTAAAATGCACAATGCTTCCACACTTGCTGATAAGATTGGAATGGGAATTCACTCAAGAATTAGTAAATCTAAAAAAGAAGAATACCCATATTATAACACAATGGTTGTTGTAAATCAGCCTTGGGTTGATTTACCTGATAATCCATTTGGACAACCTGAAATTAAAGCTAAAGGTGGTGAGGCTCTTTGGTTAGCATCTGCTTTAGTATTCTTATTTGGAAATCAAAAGAAGGCGGGTATTAATCATATTACCGCAACAAAAAATGGTAGAACTGTTCGTTACGCAATTAGAACCAAAATCTCTATTTTGAAAAACCACGTAAATGGTTTAGGTTATAGTGATGGTAAAATTATCGCAGTACCTCAAGGTTATATTTCTGACACAAAAGAGGCATTGGAAAAATACAAGAAAGAATATTCACAATATTGGAACGCTGTTTTAACAGGTACTGGTGAAATTCTTCTTGACGAAGAAGTTGTTGATGAGTCTGACATCTAAAATTAAATTAAGTGATTAAAACACTATTAATTGACGGTAACAATTTATTAAAAATTGGTTTTCACGGAGTTAAGGATTTCTTTCACGAAGGTAAACACGTTGGGGGTATTTGGCATTTTCTAAATACCACCCGACGTTTTATTGAAGAAGAAAACTTTGATAAAGTTGTTGTATTTTGGGATGGTGAAAATAGTTCGTCAGCACGTAAAATAATTTACCCACAATACAAAGAAAATCGTACCTTTACAAAAATTGATTTCAAAGAGGAATCATTTTCACAACAAAAACATAGAGTTAAACAATACCTTGAAGAAATGTTTGTCCGTCAAGTTGATATAGATAATAACGAGGCAGATGATTTAATTGCTTATTATTGTCAAATATCTAATGATGAAATGGTGACAATATTTTCATCAGATAGGGACTTGACCCAACTTATATCTGATAACGTGTCTATATACTCTCCAAAGACTAAATTAACCTATAAGAAGGGGGATTTTATTAGATTATTTGAGGCTGAAATTCCACATTATAATGTGAAGACTTACAAAATCCTATCTGGTGATAAATCAGATAATATTGATGGTATATACTATTTGGGTGAAAAAACTTTAGTTAAATTATTTCCTGAAATACTTGACCAAGAAGTAACTTTTACCGATGTTTTACAAAGAGCTGAAATATTATTAGCTGAAGACAAAGAAAACAAAGTATTACAAAATTTACTTTCGGGTAGAACTAAGACAGGAGTATATGGAAATGAATTTTTTGAGATTAACAACAAAATCGTGGATTTGTCTAATCCGTTAATCACAGAAGAAGGAAAAGAAATCGTTGAACTTTATTATCGTGAAACATTGGACCCTGAAGGAAGGGGGTATAGGAATCTTATACGCATGATGATGGAAGATGGATTTTTTAAGTTTTTACCTAAAGGTGACAATACATGGGTTAATTTTGTTAAACCCTTTTTAAAACTAACAAGAAAAGAAAAGAAAAAATATCAATTAAACAAAAAATAAATTATGAAAGAACAAGATGTAACTAAATTGGAATTTTTGATGAAAGTTAACGACAACATCATCGTCCAAAGATTTTTCAACGTTAGGAATTACAATCCTAAAGCAAAAAACTCTGATGACCTTTATGAGTATATGAAGGATTTCAAAGATGAGATGTCCCATATTTTGAAGATGAAAACTGTTGACTATATGTTACAGAATTCATATGAGATTATGGAGAATCCGGAGATTCTTGAGACCTCTTTTACTGATGGTCCAGAATATTTTTCACTGATTATTAAAAATAATGACATGACAATTTGTCATAGATTGTTTGACGCAAAAATCTACCCACCTAAAATAAGATACACCGTAGACATCCGTCCGCAAATAAAAAGTTTGTTGTCAGACTTGACAGATATTTTTTCATCAGAAAATTTAACATTTAGTAACTACGAAATTCCTGTAGAGGGGTAATATTTATCAATTACAAGAATAAAAAAATTATGGCGACAATTAAAAATTTTGACTATCTAGGTTCTACATTCCAAATTCAATTGGTTAATCAAATTATTGTAGACAAAGAGTTCGGAAGGTCCATAATTGATGTAATT